CTCTTTATCAGAATACTTTCTGACATGAGGCTTTGCGTTCTTTATCTGCCATCCTGTTAATCCTGTAGCTTTGCTGAGATTATCTCCTTTATAACTCTGTACTTGTAATACGGCTTTTGCATTATTATAGAGAACAGATAACATTACCATTGTTGCTTCACCAACTGCATAAGATTGTTGAAGTAAATCAAAGGCTTTATTTACTTTTCTGTCAAGAATTGCATTTACCAAATCAAAGATAGCATCATATGGCGGAGTATATATTGTTCCGTCCTCTAATAATATGTTAAATCCTTTATTATAATCTATCAAAGGTGTAGGCATACGCATATAATAGTTGGAAAAATAATATACCTTATCAATCTCTAACAAGCATCTACCATAATCATGCTCACACACTTCAATCAATCTCTGGCAATTTTCATCTGACAGATTAATTTCCCGCTTAATGTACTTCTTCAACGCTGAATCGGATAACGGCTCAAAATCTACGATTCTATCTTGATTCTCTTTATAATACTTCTTTCGTTTGTCTGTTATTGTAAGTATATGTATAAGAAAATTGTCTTTGAGACTGTCTGTGATGCGCTGTGTCGTGATTTTATCGCTTGACTGTATATCTGTATCATCTCGCAATAAAAAGAGCTTAGAAGAGCTTGTGAGCGTTCGGGAACGTATCTTAGAATACACTTCACTATAACTATCAAGATATACAACTTCAAGACCTAATACTTTCGCTATCTGCCGAATATATATTTGTTGAACTTTCCATTCTGGCCCAGTAAAAATCAGATAGTGAGGAATCTGTTTACTTTTTATTTTGGCTTTTAATGCAGAAACATCCATATTTTACCTCACATTGTATAAAGAATCCATAACATAACTATAAAAACTAATATAATTGGTATAAATGTCAAATCGTAATCAACTCCCGTATAGAAAGAATCCATGTATCAAGTAACATCTGTTTATTTATACTTTTGGTTCTTAACTTTATTAAACACTTCGATGTAGATTTCACCCACTCCACATTTGCTTGTGTTGAAATACAAAGGCTCATAAACATTCTAAGAAATAGTCGTAAATCATATCCCGTGTCGCCATCTTTTAAAGCTAATTTACTGGGAATCTTCAATGCATTAGCTAACGACACATCAGCCACATTCTCTAATACGAGTTTAGTAAAGTCGTAAAAATCTTTTATTCCTTGGCTATAAAGAATGTCTACATCTCCTGGAGTAGTACAAACATCAGCAATGATTTCCAATTCTTCTTTATCTTTTATTCCCAAAGTGTCAGCATAGTCTTTCAAGTCTTTAGGAAAATACATGTCCATGTAGAAAATCTGGGCTCTGCTTCTAATTGTTTCAAGAGTATTTACTTCATCTTCCAAAGTCATGATAAAACGATTATCGTTCGGACACTCTTCTACTACCTTCAACAATGCGTTCTTTGCGGCGTTTGACATATCATCTGCGTCAGGAATAATAAACGTCTTGTGTGCTACTTTATATGCCATATCAATGATTTTTCTGATAGAATCTACTTTATTATCTTCTGGATAAATTCCTTCAAAATACTCCCTCAAAAATCTCTTTTTACCGCTACCTTTTGGGCCAACAAAAATACTGAATCGTGGAAAATTACCCTCATCAATCAATGTCTTAACATATTTCTTTAAATACTTCTGACCAATCATTTATTCTCCTTATTTACGATAATTGCGGCTTCAATATCATACTTCACTGACTGTGACCATTTAATATCTGCATTGAGCTGTACAAAGATTGAAAGCCATCTATGAATCTCATCCCACTCATCTTCACCGTAACTTTCAAGAGCTTTTTCATAATCTGCCAACTTCGGCATCTGTAAATATTTCCAATCACAGCCGAGAGAATACTTATCAAGGTCAAGAAGAAACTGGACATACTGTTTAATAAATGTCTTTAACTCTTTACCTTTAGCATGAAGTGTCTCAATGATTTCAATAGCTTCTTTTGAACCCATACCATCATAGCCGAGTAAACAATCTGTCAGCTCAAACATAGTAGAATAATCTGCTGTGCCGAGTGCTTCTGTCACATGCTTTAATGTAAGTTTAGGATGATATGCAAGACACTTATCAAGGAGAGTAATCGCATCCCTCATTCCACCATCAGCAAGTCTGGCAATAAATTCAAGAGCCTCAACAACTTCTTTACCATCTGGCAAATTTTCTTGTTTATAAATATATGCAAGCCTATCAATAACGCCAATCTGTGACAGCCTCTGGAAATCATATCTCTGTACTCTGGAAAGAATTGTCTTAGGAATTTTCTGTGGGTCAGTCGTACAAAAGATAAAGATACTCTTTGCAGGCGGTTCTTCAATAATCTTTAACATTGCTTGCCACGCTGAGTTAGACAGCGCATGGCACTCATCAATGATAAAGATTTTATACTCGGAGTTAATACTCTTTGTCTTTGCCTGCTGAATAATATTACGAACATCATCAACACCATTATTTGATGCGGCATCAAGTTCAATCGGATTTCCTTCTCCCTTATTAATATCATGTGCAAAAATTCTCGCACACGTTGTTTTACCGCATCCAGCAGGTCCACAGAAAAGATATGCATTTTTAACCTCTCCACTTTCAAGCTGTTGCTGTAAAATAATCTTTGTACTGGACTGTTCGCTCACTTCATCCCATGTTTTGGGGCGATATTTTACTGCTAATGTCTTTACTGCCATTATACTAACTCCTTCTCGATTTTGTACATATCACTACCAATATCGCAGAAATCAATGCAGTCCCAAATTGCATTTAAAAGCTGTTCATCTTCAACACCATCTTCTGCAAGCTGTTCATTGAACTCACCATCATTAGTGCTAAAACCACAATCAGTTTCGACCCACTCTTCTCGATACGTCTTGCCTTCAAATTCAAGCTCTGCAATAAAACCATTTTCTGTAGTTGTTACTGTGTATTTCATTATTTTCCCTCCAGTTCTTCACAATAAATGAACATCCTACCTGACCAACCCTCATCATCAACATCTGACCAATTATCTGTATTAACTACCTTTTTAACAATCTCATATTCCTGCTTTGTAAGAAGCATATAACCAGAGCATCTACCCTCTGCATTGTACTCTAACGTACAACGATATAACTTTTCCATTCCTTCAATTCTTCTTTCAGGTAATGCTAATATCTTTGAAATTGGCGCTTTATAATAATATTCGTTCTTTGTACAATAAACTGCTGTACAATCATCTTCATAAGGCCATCTTATTGGACAACTCTTACAATTATCGAGTGCGGACGATTTATCATACTCGCACAGAAAACAACTATTTGCTATATCTTCTTTGGGAAAATGAGCATCGCACCACTTACGTTTATAGTCAACTCTCTGACCACCATCAGGTGTATCGCCCAAATCTTTCTGCATATCTGTCCACATCTGACGATGAAGTTCAAGTGCCCTTTCTCTTGTAAGATTTTCCATTCTCATTTTATTCTCCTGTTAATGACAATCTTGCTGATTCAATCTCTTCCAGTTTCTGTTGCATCCGCTTTGCTTCTAAATCATATCTCAGCTTAGGGTCAAGCAACTCTTCTAACGGTTTATTAAGATACTCACACACAAGTAAAACGGTCTGAAAAGATAATGCTCTTTGCTTTGACATACCGTCTGTTGTTCTACGTGAAAAATATCCTATAGATAATCCGCAATACTCTTCAAATTCTCGTAAAGTTCCTTTCATTTTTGCTAAATACACTGCATTGTTTACGAAGGTTTCAATTTCATTCGCTTTTACATCTCTCTTCATTCGGCTCTCCTTTCAATATATATCTTGCGTATCGACAAGACTCGCCAAAGCGAGTCGTTGTCTCTACCATAGCAGTTTCAATATCATATCCTTTTTCACGCAAGTCAAAGATACATGCGGCAAGTCTTGTGATGCCATAAAGCTCAAACGCATCTTTACTCGTCAGCCACGGATACTTCCTCAGGTGTTCGAGAATCGCCACTTTGCTTCCTCGCATTTTCCATTTCCTGCTCTCTGCTTTTTTCTTCATCATTAGAAAATCCTCCCAAAATCATATCAGCAAATCTCACACCATTATAAACAAAGAAATCTTCTCCTGTAAAAGAACGATAGTAATTATCAATAGGAGTAAAATCTCTATGCTGTAAATCTAACTCTGCCGCTTTGGCGATAAGTTTTACATCATGCACATGAATAGTAATAAGACCATCATATTTCGGCTGGTCATATGTAGATGTTGTAACTCGCCACAAATCTCTATCATCATCTACAACACCGCACACTACCTCAGTGTTCATAGCTTTTGCGCCAATTACAAGCGCATCGAGCCAGTTAAAAACATTCTGCTTAATCATTTCCTGTGTCGCACCCATTTTAAATTCTCCCTTCTTCTAAACACTTCTGTAATAACTCAAACAACCGCTCTGAGATAACATAATATCTTTTATTTGCACTCGGACCGAAATCAAAGCACAGTGCTGATTCTCTGCCCATAGCAAACGCTTCTTCTTCGTTCTTTAACAGCCAATCTTCTTTGATTGTAAATGATTTACAATCTGCGGTCTTTGTCTTGCACTCAATGAGAAACTCATCTGTGATTACATCACCTTTATAAAATGGGGTCGCACCGGAGTTTGGCTGTCTCTTGCCACCAACATACTTTGCTACTTTCTTCTCCTGCTGTTTACTATAATATCTTGTGGGTTTATTCATTGCTCCACTCCCCAATAAGCTCTACTCTATAGCCGAGCGCCATTTCAATATCATCCTGCGTCATACGCTTACGAACATGTGCAAGACCGTCCTCGTCAATAAGATATGTACCGCCTATCATATTTATAACCATCTCACCAATAAGACACCGCCCTTTGTTTTGGTCAACAAACAAGACTTTAAATCTCTCATTAGGATTATGGTCAGAATTTTTTGAAAAATTGCCATACCGATAATTAATCATCCATGCTAATTCAAGCTCATCTTCATGTTTAGTAAACCAAGGAGTGCATGTGCTATACTGCTTACTCCAATTTGTTACTCTTACAATATCTCCAACTTTAAATTCACTCATAATTTTCTCCTCCCATAAAAAATGTGTTACAATGAATCTCGCTCTCTTTCAAGCTCATAAACATTGTAACACACATTGAATCAATATGCAAGTACTTTTTTGATAAATTTTACAAATTCACATCACTGGACGCATAATATCCTGTCATCTTATAGTCCTTAACAAATTTTTTTATCTTAGTAACTACCTTTGCATCGCCTGTATACTCAAGTAAAAAAGTTTCCATTCCGTGCGTTCGCACTCTGCATAAATACTCTTTATACCAATTGCTCTGTTTAGATTCTTGATTACCAAACTTACCTTTACCAGAATAATCTTTTATTTGGGTAATAACTTCTTCTTGTGTAACACCGTTAATAAATGTGCTGGCATCAACTTCTTCTCTATCTGCACCCTCTAATTTAATAATCGCATCTATACCCAAACTCTTTATACCGCACAATCTTGCGTAGGCATTACTAAAATCAGAAAACGCTCCAACTTGTACCTTATATATCGTATGCTTATCATCACTCTCGGTCTTAATAATTGCTTCTATATTATTTCTTCTGAGCGATTTAACTAACTCCTCCGCATTTGCGTAAAGCATAAATGCGCCGCACTGAACTTTATACACTGCTGAATGTGATTCTCCGTCCATCTTATCGCTAAGAAACTTAGAACCACCGTTTATCATTACATATCCACCTAAACCCTTAATTCTACGAAGCGTGGAAACAACAGCATTATATGTAGCAGAACTTTCATATTCCTCATATACATCTATATTATCTAACCACCAACCGTCGCATTTAAGATTTTTTATTTCTTTAGCACGATTTACCAAAAAGTCCCTAACTTTTGTTCTACGCAAATCAAGGAATTTTTCATCTGGCCAATCATCAAGAGTTTTCAATGTATACGGTATTAATTTTGTATAATATTTTCTATAAGTCTCAACTGCGCCAACATTTAAATAACCTAATACTGTGTAGCCCTTCTCTTTTAAAGCTACTATTTCATCTTTAGTAAAATCTTCTGGTTCAATAACTACAATACACGGATTTGTTACTTTCTTTAATCGCTTCGCCTTGTCACTTGATGTTAGGTAGACTTTATAATTCACCTATTAAACTCCTTTCTAAATTTTGTATTCTTAGAACAAGTTACAACCATTTTATTTTCAATACAGTCAATATAAATATCGCCGTCTTCGTGATTTCTCATAACTAATGCACCAACTTTTTCAAGTCTTTTACGAGTAGTTCCTCTACCGCTTCGCTCTCTATGATGATAATTGCTAAACGCTACTAACGGCTTTACTGCTTTACAAATTGCTTCATTACAAGCATTTGCATCACCATGCCACTGACATTTGAAAATATCTGCCTTTAAATCTTTAACTGCCTTTATTAACGCATTATTTCCTGCGTTCTGTAAATCACCAGCAGAGTGATAAATCCATGTGCCATTAATAGTAAATCTGGTGACAATAGATTCATTGTTTACAAAATGATGGTTATCATGCTCGGAAACAGCAGAAGCAGGAAGTTGATACACACATTCACAAACAACACTACCAACTGTAAAACTACTACCTGCTTTCATATATGAACATGTAGCACCATACTTCTTAGCTTTTGTTGCTTGATTCCTAATAGCATTACCGTAAGATTTCTGATATTTATCAAGTTGTTTACAATCAGGTAAATATAGTGCTTTTACCTTGAAATTCTTAAATACATTTGTTAATCCGCCGTAATGGTCACCATGAGCGTGACTTATAACAACGGCATCAATCGTAGTAACACCAGCTTTCTTCAACTTCTTAACTGTGGTAGAAGATGCTTTTGCTGTATCAATAAGGATTACATGCTGTATAGACTTATCATCAGCACCGTATTCAATGATTGCAGTAGCGTCACCATATTGACCCTCATCTTCGTCCATAAAATTAATAGCCCAAACTCTTACACGATGTGGCTCTTTATCAGTCTTTTTATCGTCCACAGGTGCGGAATCTTCAACTACATGCATCGAAACAATAGTTTTATAACCAGCTTTATCTAATAAAGCCGCTCTGTTCAATGCATTTATTTTGCTTGCAAACGAACCTGCTTGAACTTTGTAGAGTATACCCTCTTTAACTATGGCTGTACGTATACCAAACTGCTCAATTATCTTTGCCGCTAATTTTTCTGCATTTCTTTTAAGCGCAAATGCGCCAACTTGTACTCTATAATAAGTAGACATATTAAACCTCACTAAAATAAACGTTTTTTACCTGACTTTTTAGGTTGCTCCTTCTTTATTATAACTCGTTTTTTGCTTCCTATCAATATTTTAGCTTTTGAAACAACCCACGATTCTGTTATAGGTAAAAACGCTCCTGTACTTGCATCCCAATCTTTAAAATATTCGTACAATGTAACCTGTTTAGAAATTTCTGGATACTGATTCTGTAAATCTCTTAATTCTCTTGCCCACGTATCCCATTGTTTATCTGATATTGAATTTTGATTTAAATGATAATAAATACAGGAGTGCACCAGCATTTGATACCTTCTTTGTTGTATCTTTTCTGCTATCTGCAACTCCTGTCCTGTGAATAATTCATATGTTTTCATTTTTACCTCATGGCGCCGTTGTACCCCGTCCATAACGACAACTTCAACCCACGTACAACACTTCCCTCATAATGAGACAGGCAGGGGTCGAACCTGCATCCACGGAGCCCGGAAACGTTGGCCAGTTGCTGTGTACACCTCCGTTTGTATCTGACTGTTAGACGCATAAGTAAAAGTTATGCCGCTATACCTTTTAGCTACTGTCTCATATAAACAGCCCCAACCGGAATCGAACCGATATTACAGGAATCAAAATCCTGTGTGATTACCATTTACACTACAGGGCTACATCGTGCTGTGATACCGCTATGACGACCATCACAGCACTCTGCGAAAGGAAAACAATAAAATGGCAAACTACCAGACAAACAAGTAGTTGCGCAGGGGCGTTAGGATTCGAACCTAAAATCTCGGGTTTTCCAGACCAGAAAATCTTTGCTGTACGAATCTCAAACAGGATTCTTTCTTACGATGCGTCTACCAATTCCGCCACACCCCTATACAAGAACAGTAAGAATCGAACTCACATCTCTGGTTTTGGAGACCAGTGTTTTACCATTAAACTATGTCCCTATGGTCGGTTTAAAGTAAACCGATAACTGCACATCGGGAATAATTGGCCTGAACCACCTGCAAGCAGACAGCTCACTGAGTTACCCACATTTGCTCTTAACTCTCGCCGGGGGTAGATAGGAATCGAACCTATGAAAACCAACATTTTATCTGATAGATTTAAAAATTGCTGTGTGAATCACAAACATGATTCAATCATAAAATTCTACCCCCAATAGAGACTCTGGGACTTGAACCCAGAACCTTCGGCTTATAAGGCCGACGCTCTAACCTGTTGAGCATAAGTCTCTATAAGTGGGGGAGAACGGGCGTCTACACATCTCCCCCACTGTTGATGTTCTTATAAGGACAACTTCAACAAAAACCTTTGTAACGCGGATACGTCACAATGCTACCAGTGGGGGTCGAACCCACACGCTCATATGAGCAACGGATTTTAAGTCCGCACCGTATACCAATTCCGACATGGTAGCATATGCGGCTGTTTTCGATGAGTTCCATTTAACTGATATTACTCTTCCGGATTATCAGCACCGCTTTGTATACATGTACTAATTTATCTATTCGTATAATAGCTTCTATTTATATGGCGCAGAAGCCGTCTGCGCCAGCTACAATAAACTTATTATACCATTTATTCATTGTTTTCTCCTCGAAACAGTTTTATTTTAACTTTTCATATTCAGGAAAAGTATACTTCTTATGATTCAGATAAAAGCTGAGCCAGCAGTCGAGCAAGAGCTACCTGTCCAGGAGACGCTTCGCTTTCAAGTTTTTCAATCTCTTCATTTGTCTCCTCATCTGTTTTCTTTGCCTCTGCTACACAGACATCAATCTCTTCAGGTGTAAAAACACCCTTTACAATAAGAGCGTGAATTAACGTACACAGCTCTGCCTGCATAGTAATCTTGTAACCACCATAACTTACATTACCATTTTCGCATTTAATCATTTTATTATCTCCTCTCTTTCTATAATAGAACTTTTTATTATCCACCCACTCCACTCGATTTTTTCCAACTGCTCTTTGATATTCTCAATATCATCAATCGCACTGACAATACCAAGTTTTCCTAAACAGATTGGACCAATACCATAATGTCGTGAGATAGGATTCGTTAATTCTTTTCCACAGCACGCACAAGTAATTGTTTTCTGTGCAAAACCGTGAAGATTCATATACACCATTCCACGAGTTTCTTTTTCGACTGTGCCTTGCATTGTTCTCATGGGCATCGGTTTATTATTATTCCACTTCTCCATGAAATCAAAATTAATACTCGCAGGCTGTGTCATATACTTTTTAACTGTGATTCTGTATTCTGTCTTATCTGTACTCACTTCTATAGACTGCTTTTCGCTGTCTGTGTGCTTCTCTGTGACGTTTTTAGCACTCGCATGTAAAACTATATGCACTTTGTTTGAAAACGTCTTAGAAGAGCTTTTAAACGCTTCTACAGAATCATACTTTACGCCGTCAATCTCGACTGCACCTTTCCAACTCTCAATGAGTTTTAACATCTTATCACTCCTCTCAAAATCTGTTGAGAGCAACACGCAGGAGGTCATCACTTTTCACACACTTCACACAACTAACTCATTTATTCAAACTGTGTTGCTCTCAACTGATGTAAACATTGTATCACACTATTCTATACAATGCAAGTACTTTTTCAATCTTTTTTTATAAAATCGTCTACGAATTTTTCAACTTTTATTAACGCATTTTCGTTTTCCTCTAAAAACTCTCGCACTGCTGTCTGACCGTGAATCCTACCCTGAATAATCTCACCCGTATCTGCATCTACTATATCAAACCAAGCACCAGATTTTCTAATTACATCTATCCTTATGGCAACGTCTATTAAATCTTTCAGATAATCTATACCATCTTCATAATTCAATGAGTAAAATCCTGTTCTTCTACTCGGCGGACAAGTTTTATTCTTTACCATTGACATAAGAACAATATTACCTGCCGGTGCGTCTGCTGATTTATTCAGTTCATTTCCCTTTTCATCAGTATATTTACCACGACTGAACTGCATACGAACAGAACAACCGTGCCTCCATGCTTTTCCACCTGGGGTAGATATTCCACCGTACATACTTGCAAGATTATCTCTAATCTGATTAATGCCAATGCCTGTACAATTATGACGCTTCATCAGCATTTCAATCTTTTTGGAAAATCTTGTTAGTGGTAACGAAATGCCGCCATATACTTTATCTTCATATGTTTTCTTTTCATCCATCTCTAATGAAGATACAAGAACACCAATACTATCAAGTACCCATAATCCTACTTCTCCAGTATCTACAGCGTCCTCTATTATCTGAAATATATCTTCTGCTGATTGTGCTTTAGGTTGAAGTAAATACAAATTATCTACATCTACACCCAATTTCTTCGCCCACTCTGCATCTAATGTATTTTCTGCATCTACATAAAGCACACTTCTGCCATCATCTGATTTCTGATAATTGGCGACAATATCTAATGCTGTAGTTGTTTTACCACCATGCTCTTCACCAAAAAACTCTGTAATCTTACCAACAGGTATACCACCATATGTACAGTAATTCATTCTTGGAGAAGTAAACGGAATACGCTTATAGTCATATTCTGACAAACCGTGAGTTATTATCTCTTCACCAAATCTTTTATTGGTCTGTTTTATTATTTCATCAAGTTTTAATCCCATCTACAGCCTCTTCATTTAGTAAAATATTTACTACTTGCTCCGCTCTATTTCTACCAATACCCTTTACAGATAACATAACTTCCATTAATCTTTCTTCTGTCACTATCGCACAATCATCAAATTCTGATTCTCCTTCTTTAAATCCATCTGAATACATTGCTTTACATAGTTCCATTAACCAACGATTAAAGTCGTTAAGACTCATTTTTTGAATCTGCTTTAGCTGTGCAAATGATATTGGCTTCATTCATCCATAATCTCCCTAACATAAGGTAAATCTTTAAGAATCCCTACAAAATTTCGCCACTCATCAAGTTTATGGCCAGTACGCTGTCTAATCATAGTCACTACATTTTCATAGGTAAATGTAACAGTTCTTTTCTGATTATAAGAAGATGGAAGTAATTGAATCATATTCCACCAAAAATCTTTGTCGTTGGAAGCAACATAAGCATTACGGTCTAAATTAAGTTGTTCAATAATAGTTTCAAGAGTCGCTATTGCCGAAATATTCATATGCTCATGACTAAAATCATCCAGTTCAAACTCTTTAGCATGAATTTTATGCATGGTGGAACAACTATCAGCAGTTGTACCTATTTTATAGGTATCGTACTCTTTCCACCAATAAAGTGGAGCAGTAATATCCATTGACACAAAAATTTGTCTAAGATATTTTCGATGCTCTGGTCCTGCTGTATATAACATATGCATAAGCCCTAAATCATTTTTACCTACCATAAACTCTAATTCATTATCAAAATTAAATTTAAAATTGCTATCGCTTTTATCCCAACTATTCTTAGGATTTCTCATACCACGAATAGCGTGTTCAAAGCCCCATACACTTATTTTCTCTACTTTAATCATTCATCTGCTCCTTCTACCATCTCATCCAATGTTTTATTAAGTGCTGTTGAAATAAGATGTGCTGTAACCAATCGCAATCCATGATTACCTAATCTAATATTCATTATAGTCTCTCGCATTAGACCGGAACGCTCAGCTAATGTTCTATCAATAAATCCCTGTTCTTTCATAAACTTTGCCAAATTTTTAGAAAACGCTTCGTTTACTGTCATCTTCTACTTCTCCTATATTAATTTTTACCCAACCACTATCTTCTCTAAAATCATCTTTACACCATCTCTCACGTTCACAAAGAAAAGCTATATTACAAGCTAAGTGCCAAAGATGCGGTAACCCACTCTCAGCATCTACACCATCTGGGTCATCAAGATATTTTACAAAATGTCTGTAGGCGGCATTACGAATCCTATCTATATCAAGATTCTTCCACCCATGCTCACCTGTCTCTGGATACTTCTTTAATCCATACATTCTTACATAAGCTATATCAAATAACATTGCTCTTGGAACAAGAGTAAGAACAGGCTTTCCATCATCATTTTTATGTATATCACTCACTTATCATTTCCTCCGCTATCTGTGCTAATGCTGTCTTATATTTCTTGCTACGTTTAATAGAATCTACAACTTGAGCAGTTGCCTTTTCTATAATCTCATCTTTATACTTATCTAAAAACTTACCAATCATTTCTTCTACACCATATGAAAAACCACCGTAACGATTAAACAGCTTATCTTTCATAGACTGCATAATTGAATCACATATTTGCTTCGTTGCCTTTTCCTCAATATGTTGTTTAATCCTATCATCATCAATAGTTACACCAAACTGAATGATATGTTCCATCACTTTCCTCCAATTCTTGTTGTTTCAAATTCACTGATTCTTCTGGTTAATACTTTCTTACAGGAGCTTAAAAGTTCCTGCGCATTATCTACTTTTGACTTCATAATTTTATAAGCTCTGTTATACGCCGCAGATACTATATATTCTTCTTGACTTGCCAACTCTGCAAGGGAATCTTTATCTGCTACTGTACCGCTACTCTGATTTGCTCTGGCAGTATGATACATTTCTTTATACACTGCCCTTGCTATATCATCTCTTATGCCAAGATATTCACATGTGCCGCCTGCAAAATAAATATAAGTGGAAAGATTCATACAAAAATCGTCAAGCTCTTCATTTGTCGGTGGATTCTCTCCATCTTTCAGACAGTCTTTAATAAATCTGACATACTTATCAAGGTCACGACAATATGGAGCTATAATTTCATCTACTATTCTATCTAATGCGCCTGCGTTACTCTCTATATTTTCTTGAATTTTAGTAAGAGAACTGGCGTTTTCATCTGTTATGTTGAATTTCATTTAAAAAACTCTCCATGTCATATTCAAAGAAAACTCTTTTCTTTTTACCTTTTATTTCTACAACATTACCTATATATTCATTTATATCATATCGAACACTTTTATTATCTGTACGCCTTAATTGATTTAATATCTGAATGGGTAAAAATAATGTAACATCTTTATCTACCCACCAACAAATTATTCCAGCAGTTACACCTTCTATTTGCGACTTCTCTAACAAACCATTCCACTGTGTTGCTGTAATATTACTAAACGGTAACGTATTGCCGTGAACTGACTTACATTCAAAGTAATATTCATAAGGTTCTCTATACACTATGAAGTCACAAATATTGGTGCTACCTTTATAGTGAGTTGTCTGGTCATGTAATCTGTCAATAGAAACGCCAGGAACTTTTTCAAATGCTTCTCTTACAACATCTTCAAATTGTTTTCCACGATTAACAGCCATACTCTTCTCTCAATTCATTATAATGGTCCATTATGTATAAACAAATATCTGTTGTTAAACCTGTACGAGATAACCTAATAACATTGTTTATACAAAACATATTTGTTACACCTTTTCTCTGGATTCTTACATAATCCTGAAACTGTTCTTTTGTAGGTTTACTTAAAGTGTTCATTATACCCTCCTATTCCACATTTCAACTGCTTTTTCTTCTGCTTCTTTACTATGAGATGTAAAACCGTAATCTGAAATCATAACTTTTCCAGTTCTCGCTTGACAATTTAAACATCTCACATATGCCGCTTTTTCAGTTTTTCCCCTATAATAGACTCTTGAACTCTTCTCTAAATAAGCCTCTCCCCCACAAAATGGGCAACTCTTCAATCTCATATCTTATCCATCCTTTTTACATTGATTTTTATATCCACAATATGCACATGCCTTCTTTATTACATTCTCTGGTTTTGGTGGCGCAATTTGTCGTTCAACATATCCATCACATCTACGAATATAATTCACAAGGTTTTGTCGCATCTCATCTGTTACATGAAACATAAATGCCTTCATATCAAGTATATCTCTACTAATATATATGAACAAAACTTGGTCAATACCAAACGCAAGAGAATATGCTGTACCCTGATTATAGTGGCTTGGGTCTACATCTTTTCGACTCATAAACTTATAACTACTTTCGGTTTTAAGTTCCAAAATATAATATCGACCCTTATATCTAATAATACCATCACACATAAATGACATGTTCAACTTTTTATGATATAGCTTTGTCTCCATACCGCTTTTTGATTTAATTTCAAGATAATCAAGATTACGGCTCTTCACAAACTCAGCAACATCTATATATTCACAGTCTATACCATTGTCTTTCATCTGCTCCACAGCTGTCTGCACTCTTACGTGAATATCTGTTCCTGCATTACAGATTCCAACTAATGTGTAATTCGACTGCGATTCATCTGGTTGAATACCCATTATTTGATAATAACTTGCACGAATACAATTCATACCAGACGGTTTATATGTTCTACTCGGAAGTCGATTATCTTTATCAGCAGTAAGCTCTATAGACCGCTTTAAATTTTGTAAAAAATCTTGCTCTATTGGTATCTGTTCTTTTGATGATTCTATTAACCGAATCACATTCTTTAACGATTTTCTCGCCAACATTACCTCCTTCTAATTAAATATATAATACCAGGAATAAGTATGATTATTCCAGATACATATAAAATTTTCCAATCAAAAAGCGGCAAGTCTGTATAATCTTGAGCCTCTAAATTGCTTATCCCAAACCACAATAATAGACTTCCGATTGATAACGAACTTGCCGCCATAATTTTCTTTATCAGCTTCATAATTAGCTCCTTTCTGTCATCTCTGACGCTATCTTTTTACTACTTTAACATTATATCACGCTTTTATTTATCTGTCAACATAAATATTTTACTCTTCATCTTCCGTAAGCGCAATAACAATCGTAATGTTACCATCAACGAGTTTAATTGAACTATCATCTCCGTAATAAATCTCAATCAAGTCATTCGTAATCGCTTTAACTTCCTGCACAAACATCTGAATATCTATAGCACAAGTAAAATCTATCTGATTCTCACTGTTTACATAAGGAAGAATTTCAACACCACTCGATGCTTTAGAAGATACTTGCAGACCCTGATTTGTAAACGTAAGGTCTACTGCATTTTTATCATATGTGCCAACGAACAGAGAAAGTCTGTCAAGCATCTGGAGTAAATCATTCTTTGGCACTGCACAATGACTGCTGAAATCCTGTTCAATCAGATTTGTAATCGGCTCAATAGCGAAGTCATCAATACCGTCAACAAACTTACCCGCAATCGTACAATCAGGAGTTTCGAATCTTACATCAGTATCACTAAAAGTGGCTTTAATCTTCTCAGCACGCATTACAGCAACAAGGTCAAGAAACTCACTACTCACAAGTTTAGGTGTATCAAACATGGGAATAGCTAAACTTGCAATCTTATATGAATCTGTAGCAACTACTTTATCTCCCATGTAATATGCTGTGTACTGCGGATTCTCCATAGTAACTGCAAGTGCGGGCTTAATAGTTTCAAGAATAGCAATAACTGTGGAACGATTAAGTTCTATAGGATTAGGCAGAACAGTCTTAGCAAGAGCATCAGGAAATCTAACAGGACTACCATCTTCATCAAGTGGAAGTTCAATAGTATAATTACCATTTCCTTTAACTCTCATTGTGTACAACTTTTCATCTACCGTCATGGTGATGCTCTCACAAGTCATTTTACTAACCAACTTCGCAAACTGATTAGCGTCTACAACAACATAGAAATCATCACCTGCTACGTGCTGTTCTTTGATATACAAATAATTGGTAGCATCTGTTGTAATGACTGTAAGTTCTCCATCTTTAAGCTCAATACACATCATACTTGTAATTGGAATGAGCTTATTATTACCTGCTCCTTTGATTGCTCTTGCTACAACATCTTTCATCAGTTCTGTTCCGATTGTAAATTTCATTTGTTTTCTCCTTTATATGAATTATTTTTCTAACGGTCTATTAGCAGTAGTTGTTCTCCAATTCTCTGCAAAATAACTATTATTACGAATAATATACTGACAGCCGTAAGCATCTGTATAAGATTGAGGATATGTCTTATTCATGTGTTTAATGTCGTTTTTCTTCATTCTCTCTCTTGCTACGTTTCTATCAAGTTTTCTGGTGTGTACTCTTGTTGGTATTCTGATTACTTTTTGCATATTTACTCCTTTCTATATCTACCGCTTATTATTTTTGGTACAGCACATTCCCAATCTATTCTATGGTGAATACGTCTATGATTATCACCCATTTCAGAAATCTTTACACATGACGGATTAGCCATAACAGTATAAAATGACTTAACATATGTGCCCAACTCTAAATAAGCGTCTGTTAATCCACCACTTCTCTGCTGTGTATCTTGTTGATTAAGGGCTATATCATGTATTGTAAAGAATAGCTTGCCTCTACTGCCCAATGTCACATATGCATTTACATCTTCATTTATTCTGCCATAAAACTCAAACGGTCTATCTACTCTACAGAAAAAACTATTCATTGCTTTCCGCAATACTTTATTCTTATACAGCTTAGAGTCTTTACCACCAATATAATCTCCAGTCTGACCAAATGCTACTGTTGTTGCACCACTAACATCTAAAAATTCAAGAACGCAATCAACAATAGAATCAAAGTCTCTCACATATACCGTATTCAAATAACCATCAACAAATGTTCTACTTCTAAATGTGGTATAATCATCATCAAGTTCTAAAAAATATGTAAGACCTAAACTTTTTGCTATTTCAAAGCAACTATTTCTGGCAAATAATACAATGTTCCTATTTTGAAGATTATCCATAGTATCACATGTCTTTGATTTCTCCAATTTATCGAACATTATGACACTTTCTTTGCCAAATTTTCTATAATAATTCTCTGCTGTTTTATCCTCATTATCTATAATATAGTAGATTCGATTAGTGTTACCGCACTTTTTCAATGTTGCTGTCGTAAGCTCAATATCAGCTCTTCCATGAGTAAGTATGAATATCGCAAAATCATCTCTCATTTTGTTTTCTCCCCACTTACATCCATTATACGCTTTATATTCTCACTTAATCTAACATAGCCGTTTGCAATAGCATCATCAAAATCAATAATAACTAATGCCGATTTCTCCATAAGTCTCTGCATCTCTGGAGAAGTATAAGCATAATAATCAGCTATCTTTGAATAATTAAACACTAAGTGTCTGGCTGCGGCATATCGTAAAAACTCTTTTTCTGGTTCAGAAACATTCGATGTATTTATATCTCGTAAAAGCTCTATATACTTGCTTCGGTCGCACAACTCATGAAGAAGCGGCGCATAACTTTTCGGTTCATATTGAGGAATTTTTATCTTACCAGTATATTTTTTGTCTACAGGTTCAGCTCGTTTATCTACTTTAAATAATTGACCCATAATTATCTCCTATATTTAGCACTAATTATTTTTGGTGTAAAATTCTTATAATGTATTTCAGGTCTACTAAGATTGACTTGCTGTTGACCTATAATAACAAGATGCTGATAATACTCAGACACATTCATACCCTTATAACAATCTGATGATGCTTTTGGTGCTCTACAATTCACTTGCATACCAAACGGACAAATTGACATTTTACCTACAAGATTATTATACAATATGATTGACATATCTTCCAAAATACTTGACTTATATGGCTGTAATACTTTATCTACATCATATATAAACATATTACCATATCTTGTGGAATATCTGTCAACCATCTTGCTATTAACGCCGATGTAAAATGACGAATTAGGAGGACCAACGATATATAAGTCTTTGCTTGAATTTAACAGATTAATATATAAATCAACCATTCTATCAATCTGAAAATTCTTCGTTGATGCAATTTTACCATTAGATAATTGATAGCGCAACTGTATTGATTCTATATCATCAAATAGATACCCGACATACTTTATTCCTAACCGTTTAGCAAAATCAAACACCGCAAGTCTTGAGTATGTACACACTTTATGGGTTTGTGCATAAATACCTAAATCATCAACTTTATCAATGTAGTCACTCTTATCAAAAATAAGCAAACGCTCAGGAAATACTTTTTTATAGTCATCAATCTTAGGGTCGTCAATGCCTACAACAATGTAAATTGGATACTTTGCATCAAGTCTTTTCAAAAACTCTAATGTTGGCATATTATGTGGCTTACCATAACTTGCTATAAAATATGCGAAATTATTCATTTACTACATCCTCCAAAAGTTTGGAGTAATCTTCCATATATGCAAAATATCCATTCTTTATCGCACTATCTGTGTCTACAATAACACAATGTAATTTCTCTAACCACTTCTGCATTGTTTTATCAGACTGTGCATACAAATCTGCCAACTTCTCATACTTTGCAACTATAAATCTGGAAGCTAACAATTTTAAAAATGACTTTTGAGATAAAGTAAGACTGTTATCAGCCGAAATCTGCTTCATAATTTCATTGTATTCATCAACATCTAAACAATCCTGCAATATCACTCGCTTTTTAACTTTGGGCTCATAATAAAAATCAAATGCCATCTATACTATCTCCATACCACGCTTTTGTTATCTCAACATCACACCGGATTGGAATACTTAAAGCACTCTTAGCGGCTTCTGACATAAGTTGTGCAAACCTTTCAGAACACTCTTTTACATTTTCTTCTGGACACTCTGCTATTAATTCATCATGTACTGGTATAAGAAGTCTGAATCCTAATTCTTTTAGTCTCTTATCATTTCCGACTAAAATCATTGCTAACTTACTCATATCTGCCGCAGAACCCTGGATTCTTGCATTTACACATTGTCTTTGGGCATCTGCTATTTTTGCTCCGTTATCAACAATCCATATTCCGTTTTTATTAGCTTCTTCAAAGATTTTTCTTTTTTGACCGAAGTAGCAATTTCGCAACTTTTGAGTATATCTTCTTTGGATATCTTCGGGGACATCCGCTTCTGCATCTTCATCTTCAAAGTCAAAGTCAAGCAAATCAGTGTCGGGTCGTGCTCCATCTTTCCACTTGAACTCATATTCAGGCAGTTGCAAATCAGGCAATCTTCTCTTTCTGCCCCACAAGGTAGTAACGTATCCTTTTTCATAAGCCATATCTAATGAATCTTCTTCAAATTTTGGTATTGCTGGAAACCCTTTAAATACAGAATCTTTTATTGCTTGTGCTTTTTTCGTTGTAGTCCCAAGTTGTTCTGCAATGCTTGGCACACCTCTTCCATAAAGCACTCCGAGCAAAATTGATTTTGCTTGACTTCTGCGAGATTTACCGTCAGGGTTAGTTGTACCGTCCGGTCTAAATTCGAGGCAATTCTCATAGGTTGTGTTAAAAGACAAAGCGGCAATTTCTGCATATAAATCTTTCCCCTCTTGATATGCTTTAATCATTTTCGGGTCACCACACATCTGAGTCATAACTTTTGGTTCTTGCTGTGAATAGTCACTTGACATTAAAACATATCCATCAGATGCTACGAACATCTTCCTAATCTCTTTATTATGACTGGGAATGTTCTGCATATTTGGATTCTCAGAAGAAAATCTTCCTGTTCTCGCACCATACTGATTAAAGCTACAGTGAATACGACCATCTTTTGGATTCACACAATCAGGCAGTTTATCTATAAAAGTATCTACAATAGTAGAAAACTCTCTATAATCCAATACTGCTTTTGCGACTGGATTATCCATACTTCTTAGTGTCGCTTCGTTTGTTGTTCTTACTTCCTTCTTTGTTTTCTTATCTACAGGAACTTCACAACCCATAATATCATAAAGAAGAATAGCAAGCTGTGAGGAAGATTTAATATTAATAGGGTCGTCTAACTTACAATTAACACCCATCTTTCTTCTATACGCTTCTATATCTTCCGCATATGTATCACAGATTTTATTGAATTGTTCTACCCTATCTTCTAATAATGCATGATATTTGTCTTTAAGGAATTGATTATAGTCAAAATCAAACTTTATTCCATTATCTTCCATATCACACACTACTTTTATGCACGGCATTTCAATATTAAAGAATACCCACGAAACACCATTCATACCATTTCTTGCTTCATTCGGTTGTGTCGCATCATAATATACAAACTGTTTCTGATACTGATATAACTCATAGGTGATAATAGCATCATGTGCGGCATAAAGATAAAATGTATTAATTGGAATCTTATCTGCTGGTATACCTTTAAATAAATCATCAAATGAAAATGCGTCACCTTTTCCATCAAGCACATATTTATTATGCAATGCTTTCAAACCATTGCGCTCTTCATTTTCATTCATCAATCTCGCCGCAAGATAAGCGTCCCATGTGCAGTAAATATCTTTTACACCAAGCTGATTTCTGATTACTCGCATATCAAACTTGGCGTTAAACATGATAATAGCAGGATTACATTGTAATAACGACCGCAGACCATCTGCAACTTGTTTTTCTGTAAGCTGATTATCTACTCTCGCACCAGTTACATATGAGGTATGATTAATAGGAACATAAGCGGCTTTCTGATTAGGTGTATAAATACATAAGCCAACTATACTATCAAGAATCGGGTCAAGTCCTGTTGTCTCCGTATCTATTGCCACTACCCCATTTAATGTGCATTGCTGAAAATACACATCTAAATCTTCCTCTGTACGAATGATTACATAATCATCCTTAAACTGTCCGAGATTTTTTTCGACCATTGCTTTTATCTGATTGATTTGAGCTAATAGTGAATTTCCACCTCGGACAGTTGTTTGTGCTTTTCTGCTTGTATTTGATTTTTTAGCAAGTTTATTATCCTGCTCTCTTCCTGCCCGTTTTGGAATATTAAATAAAGGCATGTTATTCTCCTGTTAAGCCGACTGTGCAAGACTCAAGAAAGGAAGGATTGAAACAAAGTCATTGCACAACATTGTTTATTTGTACTGAGGACAAGTGCCGGCATATAAACTAATTAATACACATCTCTACCACGAGGCGTTCTACGTCTCGGAGCTTCCTCGCGCTCTCTACTTTCTCGTCTACGAACAGGAGTTTCATCTTCATCATCTTCAGGCGGAAAATACCCTGTCTCTAAAAATGCATCCATATCTTCTGCTGATTTATCAAGAACAAGACCGCCGAGAGGATTAGGAACTTCTGGCAAATCTTCAAGAGTCGTATTATCTTTATCTGCTGGATAAATCTCATACGTAGTAGAAGTATCGCCCTTTTTTCCGCTTCGCTCAATATCAAAAGTATGTGAACAAAGCGGTGTATCAGAGTTAGAGTATCTACTACAAATAGATACCATCTTTTGTACGAATTTCTTTCCTCTCTCCCAAATCTGCACTTTATCTTCGTCTACATTATAGACAGGAATAAACAGCTTTACTTGTGTTTGTTTTTTCTCACGGCAGAATGGGCACTTATCTATCGGGTCTCTATAGTCTCTTAGACAGTTTACATATCTTTTTCTGCCATCTTCTCCCTCAATCTGATGTACTGCAAACGCTTCTATACTGTCAACTCCATCGTACATGAATCTAACTCGTGCAGTATCGCCATCATCTTTAAGCGAAAAGAATCCTGCTCCGCCTTGACCACCGTACTTGTCTACTTCATCATATCTAACTCTTCCCATAGTTACTCCTTTCAATAGTATTTATAGTTATATTATTCACTCAGCGCACGCTTCATTGCCGCATACGTAGCTGAATAGATTACCTGATAAAGTTTTTGTAAATCATCTTCTGTAAAAGAAGTATGCTGAACAGCCTCCACAATCTGATTCTCAACTTGTGGAATCTCTTCTACTTTTTTGTAAGAATCGAACGGAATGTTATACTTCATTGCAAACATCTCTACCGCAAGTTTAGAGATACGATTCTCTGAACAATAATGATTTACTGTGGACTTACCGAATCCGCACTCTTTTTCAACTTGAATAGCCGAAAGATTACGTTTCTTAAATTCCTCTCTCAACTTCTGACCATCAATATCAAAATGTCCAGCTCTTCTACTCATCTGTTTTCTCCTTTTAATAGTGATTATAGTGTTTCGTTGTCTTTCGACTCTTCTATAATAACATGTATCATAACGTTTGTCAATAGATTTTTTGTAAGTTTTTCAGCTCCTCTTTAGTACAATCGTTAGCATCTTTTCTTCCTTTAGGAAAGAAATACTCTGCTATAAGTTTAGTGTTATTAAGATTCTTTCTTATTCTTTCTCTCGCCGCTAATCCTCTTTCATCCATATCTGTAGCAAGTATTATCTCTCTACATGGAAGATTTCTTAACTGTTCAAACTGTAGTTCATTACCAAGACCGTTTAATGCTACTGCACACTTATCTACTGTCCAAAATGATAAGGCATCCAACATAGATTCACACACTATCACTTGTGAACAATCTATACAATGTTTTGCCCCATACTCTCCTTCAGCATGATTATAATATTCATACAATCCATAAAGCGGCTTCTCTACACCCTCTGGATAATTGAAGAATTTAGTCTTTACACTTCTCCGAGCAATAAACAGACAATTTCCATGAATATCACGTACAGGAAAGGTAATTGCTTGCATATCTCTATCATATCCAATATCAAACATCTCAATAACTTCATCTGTTAATCCTCTCTTGTACATATAAGGATGTATATATCTATATTTATCTAATTCTTCTTCTGTTACGAATTTTTCATGTACCACACTCCCCATATTCCGTACACCACTATTATTACGGCTACAATCAATTTCCACATCTTTTCTCTCCTCTACTTCTACTGTTGCAAAGTTTCTGAGTAACCATTGCCATCCCCATTTACCTATTAAATCATCATAATGACCAAAGCAATAACTTATTACTTCTTGTAAACTATGTACTTCCCCGCACGCAAAACAGTGAAAAATTCCATCACTTTTTCTTAATCCCGCAGACGGTTTTCTTTCCATACCATTAGAGTGATACGGACAAGTAATCTGAATATGGTCTCCACTATCTCTTTGTTTCGCTATAAGGGGAATATTATTAGCTCTTAATTGATTGACTAATTCGGTCAATATATCTTCAAGAGCACAATTAAATTGTACGTCATTTATTATCATTATCCAATCCTTTTACATAATTACGCACTTGTTCATTTTCCCACATACGAAGAAGTTTTTGCCACATAGCATGTTCCATTCCAGAACTATGTTTTATTTGTTTTTCTACCCATTTCACGGGTATATCTGGTTTTGTATTTATCATTCTTCCTCCTGCATCTTCCGCAGGACTTCGGCAATTTCGGGGAAGTGTCTGCCGGTCTTACGGACGATTTCGCTGTTCTCATTACTACCACACGAACCGTCTGAAAACATCAGGTATGCCGTATCCTCGTCTGAATTATCACGCATCCAAATCGCCGTTTCTCCGTCATCCAATTCAACTTCATCCCCGACCTTGATTTCTTCCTTCTCCTGCTCATACTGCCGGATTTTCTCGATGGCTTCGAAAGCAGATGTGTTATGAATCCACCAATTAAGATTTCCACCTGTATCTTGAATTTTCCTTGCCGCTTCCCACGCATCAGATAAGCCCTTCTGGTAATGTCTTTCTCCGACTTCTCGAAGGTCTTTTTCCGCTTGAATGTCGCACTGAACTTTTGCAGTTTTGTAACCTTTCTCATATTCTTCCTGCTTAATCGCATCAAGGTCGGGTTCGGTATAAGGCGTCAGCATATTCAATCCATTCCAATCGAACACAAGACTGTTAAACCCCTTTACCCTATAAAGTTTTTCAGATGTGAAACCGTCTTCACTCAACAGCTCAAACGGTTTGTCTTCCACCTCTATAGTATATTTTGTTCCCATCCTGCTCACTCCTTCCCAATCTTATAACCAAGAATTATCCCAAAAATAAATGCAGACAAAACTCTAATAGTTAAATTCCAATCCATCCTGCTCACTCCTCTCCATGTGCGATAAATCCGGCAAGTAAAATTGCAACCATTGTCAACTGCGAGTCTGTCAAGACTGAGCCTGTGCTCATACCCGCAAGAAGTATTATGGATGCTACAAGTTTCACATATCCCATCCTGCTCACTTCTTCCTTTCGCCGTCCATCTTTGCTCCGCAGTGACAATATGGATAATGTTTAGCAACCATCTTTAAGCCGTCCGTAATATCCACAAGAAGCCTTCCGCACTCTGAGCATTTATATGTGTTGTTATACGATACAATCGGCAACCATCTGCCGTGCCTTACCGGAGCAACATCGGCAGATGGCAGTTCGCCAATAGCGTTATATACTTCGTTCCATGTGGGGCATCTTGCCATATGCAGTTCAGAAACTAACAGTTCAGACATTCTTGAGACCGCATCCTGTTTGCGGATATATCCATCACTCATCTTCTTCCTCCGCTTCATCACTTGCAAAATGCGTTCAATATTAGCGTTATTAATACTCCTGCCCAAAAACTAATAAGAGCAATTACTGTTTCTTTATCCACGTTTTACCTCTTTCTTATCATAGCAAAAAGTTGTGCAATGCCTGTTATCAGAATAGCAAAAGAAAAATTACCATTTGCCATCTCTGTAATAAGCGTTTTAATAAATGTCATATATCCTCCGTAATTATTAAATCATCTATTGTAACATTAAGAATATCTGCCAAATTAACAAGATTATCTATTGTCGGTAAACAAGCGCCATATGTCCACTTATATACAGAGTATAATGTTAATCCAAGATAATCTGCGACCTCTTTAATTGAAGATATAGTTTCTATATATACCTTTATATTGGCGCTTGTTTTTTCAAGATTAATCCTCTTCATGTTTTTTGACTCCTGTTACTTCTTCTCGCAGAAAAACATCACCAGTGTCAACTAACTTATCCCACTCACTTTTATTCACAACTAAAACACTACTGTTATTTTCATCATTATCATCTAACCAAGGACATATACAAATAACTTGCTTAAAATTTTCATCCATCTCAATAAGCTCTTTTGCTACCTGCGAACTACAAATAATCATTGCTGACCTGTTTTCCATATTATTCTCCTTTCAGATTACAATATTTATTGATTTCTACTCTTCTATTGTAACATGTAGTCTAATGTTTGTCAACATTAAAATTCTCTTAATGTAAATGTTCTTCGCATCTTTACATTAACCTTTTGCATACGACCATCAAGACTACGACCTGCACCTGTAGTAAACATATCAGCATCAACACTCTCCAAATAAACTTTTATATCTTCACCATTAAAATGCAGAATACCGACTCCCTCATTTATATTCGCACTAATACCATATTCAGTACCGCAGTATTCACACTTACTTCGACCGTTCATTGGAGCACCGCAGTTAATACAATACATTTTATTCATAATTTCTCCTAAAACATATCCTCTTTATCTTTAACTACATTTTTTCTTATTTCCCGAACTTTCTTTTCTGTTCTTTCTTCTGGCTCTGCATCATCTTCTGCTGGAATATAGACGAACTCTCCTACATCAATATCCCAATGATAATTCAACTTACCGCCTACTGAACCAAATCTTGACTTCTTTATACCCATTTTCAACACGCCATCTTTTGTCTGCCGTAACGACAACACTTTACTGGCATTGTGAGATATGCCGTCACTATCTCTAATAGATTCAAGGTCAGGAGTTTCATCTTCATCTTCTGCGACTACACCGCTTCTATTTGACTGCACTACTACCAATACTGGTATATGAAGCTCTATTGATAAAGCCATCAAATCTTCACTGATATTTGTCAATGATGTAGTCAGATTATCACCACGTTTATATCTTTCATCTGACAGATACTTAATACCATCTATTGCAAGTATATCTAACTTATACTCTTTTATCCATTTTCTCAGTTTTGTAACTGTTATTTTTCTATCAAAGTCTACTGGCGTTGCCACAACAAATTGATTCTTATGTTGTTTTAAACCTTGTATATAATCACTGTATTCAGCTTCATCTATATCGTCTTTACCCCACATCAATCCTCTATTAGAGTAATTTGCAAACAGTGTATCAAATCTATAACCCACACTATTCGCCCCCATTTCTGGAGATATATACCCAGCATTAAAACCAAGTTCCCATATATGAGTACAAATCTTTTCAAGCACCCATGACTTTCCTTGGTTTGTGCGTGCAAAAATGACGAACAGTTCTTCTTCTCTTTGAATACCGTGAATTAAATCATCTAACTCTTCAAAGCCTGTAGTAAAGAACCATTCGTCTTGATTTTCCTTTCTATCTATAAATTGTTTATATCTCTCTTCCGCTTGTGAAATAATATCTGTACCGCCCAATCTATATGTTGGCTGTAACTCTTTCACTGCATGAATCATGTACTCTGCGGCGGCATTAGAGTCTGTCTTTAACAGTTCTGCAATCTTCTGCACTACTGGAACAGATTTATAATACAGATATTCTTCTCTGATGGTATCTACAAGATACTTATCTGATTCAGTAACCTCAACAAGCTCAACATCTGGAAACTTTGATAAAAATGTAGCTTTATCTGGAACAGAGCCATATTCTTTTTCATGCTGTACAAGAAAATCATATTCATTTTCATAGCCGACGAAAAAATCTCTTGTGAGTAAATTATCTTCTAATATGGAAGAATCTTTTGTGGCTAATATTTTACTGATTATTTGCAGGCTTACCATTCTTCTCTCCTGTCTTTACCTTTAAATTCTACAAGTGTCGATGTATTCCAGATTCTACTTGCAAGTCTATCGCCAAGCGCATTTGCTACTGCATCGTGACTTGTGAGATTTCCATTATAGATATTAGATAGACCATCTGCAATTCTCTGGTCGATGATTGTAAGTAACTGCTGTATATCATAATCTGATAACTTTGTACTTGCAATATCATCCCAGACTACTAAATCAACAGTGGAGAGAGTTTTGATTAACTTTTGTCTGGCTTTCTCGTCACTAAAATTCTTTACTTGATTCAGAAAAGCGGGAACAGAAATAAAGTATCCTCTCTGTCTAAAACCATTTCCCGCCCATATCTGGTCAAAATATCTGAGCAGTAACTTTATAGACCAACTTGTCTTGCCATTCCCTGTATTCTCGCCGTAGATGTATAAAGACTCTCCATTCTCAACAAAGTTTACAATATCAAGGCGAATCTCATTGAGCAGTTTAAAAGCGGTTGTATCTTGTGTTGCTTTCAACTTTATTGGTCTCTGGCGCTTCTTAGAAAGCCCACTATGCTCCATGAGATACTTCATTTCTACATAGCGTATACAATTAGTACATGGCTCATAAGTACAAACTTCACGATACCAGCAATCTTCTTTCCTTAATACCATAATTGCTCTCCCACTTCAATCATTTCCTGTTCAATTTTTTCAAGCTCTCGTTTCTCTTCTTCTGTATATGTTTCGCTCTTAACACCCTGCTCCCACGGTTTATTCTTTACACTGCCAGATGAATATTGATAATTATTTATCGGATAAAAAGATGTATAACCACGCTCTATTGCTCTACGTACAATATCTTCATATGTAACATCATTAGAACTTTGAGATTTTGCCTTTTTAAGAGTAACAAGCATAGATTTCCACTGAACAAGGCGCATTGGTTTTTCTTTCATCATAGACAATCGTAAATTAAAATAATCTACTAAAGCGGTTCGCAAATCTTTATCATCGGTAAAATCATTGATACTTGCTATACAATCCTGATAAGTAAATTTTTTACTCTTCTTTTTACCAGCACTACCAAAGAATGATTTACTAATATTATTAGAATTATCTTTAGATAATTCTTTATTATTTTTACTATATTGAGTATTACTTGACTTCTCGTTTTCATTAACTGGTCTGTTTTCACTTCTCGTTTTCATTAACTGGTCTTTTTTAGAATCATGTGCTCTTTTTGCGTTATCTGATAGACAATCTATAAGATTGTCGGACAGAGCTATGAATTGTTTACTTCCTCTACGATTATGATTGGCAAAGTTTTTAGTTACAATAAGTCCAAGGTCTTTGAGTTTTTTCAATACTGTGCTTAAACGTTGTTTTGATGTTATGCCTAAAATTGGCAACTGCTCAATGAGATTTGTATGGTCAATCCACACATACACTCTATTATCATCGATGATTGTTTGCATTTTTACAGAGCATACAGAATTAACTATAGAGTGAAGTATAAGAACATCTGATGGATTTATCTTATATTCATCTGTTTGTAGCGTAAGTAATTTTTCCTGATTAAATTCATAGACCCATTTCAACATACGAATAACTCCTCATATAATTCAGATGTACGGTATATTTCTTCATCAAACTCTTGTGATTTTACTGAAAGTAGTAATCCATTTTTTACGAGTCTGTCAAGTCTGTCAATCGACAAGTCATTATTTTTTATATCAAATAGAGGATAGCAGTTGAAAAATTCATCCCATGCAAATTCAAAGAAAAGTTTACCATCATGCTCTTCTACAATAAGCTGACTCGGACCATCAGAGGTTCGTGTTAAAAATGCTGGAAGTGTATGAATATGGTGCAGAATAGCTAAATCTATCGCATCAATATCAATACCAGGCGCAAAATGTTCGTATGCTTCATCTGGAAAAAATACTGTAATTGGACTTGATTTAATAATATAATTTCTTAACATAATTACTCCTTATAAACAAAAAAGCTACTATTCTTGGTACGAGCAAGAATAGTAGCTTCTTCGAGCCACACAATGTTTTAAGTTGTATTTGCACACATCTCGTACATGTGTGGCTTTCTATGATTCACGGAGGAACGTGAACTATGTCTTTCGACTTTTATATAGTATCACATCTTATAACAGAAATCAAGTGTTTTTTAAAATTATTTTCGATACATTTTCAAGGTCTCTTCGACCTGATTATCTACCTCTGTATTGCATGTTTCCCAAAGTTTTTCACGTTCTACAACTACATCATCACCATCTTCAATCTGCCGCTCTTCACAGTACTCAAAAGTATAGAATGTGTCCTTAATTTTGGTGCTGATTCTGCTGGTTGCTCTGATAGTTGTTGTTTTAGCCATTATTTTTTCTCCTTTATTTTAGTTATTTTAAGTGTTGGAATTTCTTTTACTTCTGTCGCCGCATCCATTTCAAGAACTACACTCTCTGGAATACGCCCATTATAAATAGCGTTTTCAAGTGCGTCAAAATTTATATGTTCCTTGGTTTCTATTATTTCTTTAATGCCATATTGATGTGCAATTTCAAGAAGCACTTCCTCATCAACACTTTCACGCCTTTGAATAGAATATACTGCTTTATATCCACCGGCTTCATAATGTTGGACAGCAAAATCCTGCATGATAGCTTTTATTTGTGTGTTTTCGGCGGCACAAAGTTTTTCATAGCTATCTTTTTCACGTTTATTCGCCGCATACTGCGGTATCAGAGCGTCCAGTGTCTTCAGTTCCATTCGTTTTCCCCTTTCGATAATACTTTTGTGTAACATCACCCATTACACCGTTTCTACCTTGTGGAATAGAGTGGTGATATTGAATGAATTTCCAAATATCATCTCTTTTCCAATATCTTGTCTGTCTTGGACCTGCTTGTATATAATCGGGAAGCATTTTTGCATATTCATTATCTGGATGCATACGCTTAAATGCGTACCACGAATTAATTGTTTTAAAAGATACTCCAACAAGAATTGCAACTTCCTCTAATCTTAACAGACCTTGGTTATTGCTCATTTACATCACCTCCATACTACCACCTCGATTCTGTTATAAATACATTATAACACACATATAAAATATGTGTCAATATGTTAATGTTAACTAAGCAGGAAATCTAACATTGCGCCCTTGTCGATTTTAACTTTACCATCAACAAGTGCATCTGCCATAGCACCCTTACGCTCTACAAGCTCATGGATTCTCTCATCAATAGTATCTTTACAGAGAATGGTATAAATAGTGATGTTCTCAGTAGTACCAACACGATGGCATCTATCTTCCGCCTGTTCTTTGTTTGCACGATTCCACGGCTCATCCATGAAGATTTCAACTGTGCCGGCTGTAAGAGTAAGACCAGTACCCATAGCACCGATAGTTCCGATTATAACTTTAGAACGTCCTTCTTGAAATTCTTTTACATTGTGCTGTCTTACTTCATCAGCAGTCTGTCCTGTAATAACAGACAGTGTATACTTTTTATGGAGTCTTTCATAAACAGCATCAGTCATTTGTGTCCAGTTTGAAAAGATAACTACCTGTTTATCATTTTGCCTTGCTTCTTCTACAAGTTCTTCCATTCTGTCAAGTTTTGCACTCTCTTTAACTGTAGAAGAAAGAATACCAGTATAACCAGTAGCTTGTCTCATGCGAATAAGCTCTGCAAGAGGATTGTTCTGCATTTTAATCTGGTCGATATTCATCTTAATGTCCGCAGTTACTTCTCTGTAAATCTGAGCCTGCTTCGGGGTCATCTCCACATACTCATCAATATGAGTTTTCTCAGGAAGGTCGAGAACATCTTTTTTCAGTCTGCGGAGCATAATCTTATCAAGTTGTTTCTGCAACTCATCAAGATAACGATAGCCGATAACTTCATAACCACCGAAACCACCGTACATAGCATAATGATTCTTAAATGCAGAGAAAGAATGACCCTCATAACCAAGCCATTTGAGTACAATATACAAATCAAATGGCGTATTCATAAGAGGAGTACCAGTCATAGCGATTCTGCACTCAGGCTGAATTTTCAGAATACCCTTGCCTTGCTGACTTGCGGGATTCTTGCATTTATGAATTTCATCTATAGCTACAATACCAATCATAGAAGTTTTGCATAACTTCTGAATTTCCTTAACGCACTCTTCATTTCGCATTGTCTCCACATTTGTAATAAGAAAATACGGAGAAATTCTATCAATATGTTTCAGGTCATAGAGTTTATCATTTGTACTACCTATAGAAATCTTTCTACCTTTAAATCTCTGACCAAGAATCCATGCATCTTCATTAGAGTGAGTATGCACTTCATTAACCCAGTTCCATTTCAGACCGTTGACACCGCAGATAATGAGACAGTGCTTATAACCTTTCTGTAATTTCTTAGCGACTGCAATGTCAATGACTTGCTTAGTCTTACCAAGACCCTGTTCATCACCAAGAAGCCAACGATTGTTAGCAAGACCATATTCAAAACCTTCAATCTGATGCTTGAACGGCTTTGTCTTGAAATTGAAGTCAGTAGGAATCTTCGCAACTGGTTTTTCTTCTGTCAGATTGATATACGGTCCAGTAATATCGAAATCAAACATCGGAAGATTATCGACTACTGTTTTCAGAGCAGGAAGCGGAGCTTCCCACTCTTTTTTATCAGCATTGTAAAATCTCTGAGGAAGAGACTTTATTGTATCCACTATTCTCTGGTCATAATCAAAAGTGATATATACAGAGAACGCAGATTCCACATCATAGCACTTCTTTGCTTTGGCTATTCTTACATTAATCATATCGCATCACCTCTCAATCAGAATCAGTCTATCATTGCCGCAAACACAATGACAACTGTTTGCATTTCTTCTCAGTGCCTTAACAACTCTACCAGCTCTCTGATATTTGTATTCTCTACCACATTCAGGGCATTTAACAATATAACCATATGTTCTTACTCTTTCAGCAACACCCTTTTCTTCGGCAGAAGTACAGCGGGTAATATGAAACTGAGGATACTCTCTGTTGACTAAATCAGCAAGTCTCTTCCACTCGCCTGTGTGACACATACGATTTTTACCGGCGTGAAGAAATTCATGGATGATTGTATTCATTGTAGCTTCATAGTCAATGTCGTCCTGCATCAATCTCCCAGAAAACTCAATGCTGTATGTGTCAGTTCTTTTATTATGTTTGCATCTTCCCCAACAAGCAGTGAGTCTATTGTTTACTTTTACAGAATCAATGGGTCCGTATGTAATTCCCAAATCATCAAGAATATCTTTACAATCTGCTACCAACACATTTAAATTTTTCATAGCGTTCCTTTCTGTCATTACTGACTGCTGTTTTTCTTATCTGTAAACATTGTATCACATGTTTGTAATCAATGCAAGTATTTTTTCAAAAAAAAAGAAGAGACATTTTACAATGCCTCTTCGGTTTCTGATAACATGCGCCTAATCATGTTTCGTTCAATTTTTGTGTCTGTGTTTTGATATAGTATAAGAAGAAACTCTTTCACCTCTTTACAAACAAGTCGCATAGAAGCAATCATTAAATCTTCTGTAGCTCTACCTAATTGATATTGTCGTTTTACTGCACAATATTCTTTATACTGAGGGAGTATATCATTTAACTCTCGTTCTAAGCTGTCTGGCTTGCGCTGTGTGCTGTTTTGTAAATAATCTCGTACATTTATCAGTGCTGACAGGTTTCGTGCATTAGAGAGCGTCAGAGAGCTTTCCTGCAATTCTTTTATAGCGTCATTTACTTCTGCAAGATTCATGATATACTCCCATTTAATTACTGCTGTTCTAATTTAGTTACACACTGTTGTAAAACTCTCCGTTCTTTTTCGGACGGAGCGTCATCCATCATATCTTCGAGTTTTCCAATCATACGCTGTTTATCCATTGCACGACTGTATCCTCTATTATCACGACTTACATAGCGACCAGTTCTTGCATCACGACCTCTGCGACCAGAGTAATCATTAGATGCATCGTAAGAACCATCATATGAACCATCGTAACTTCCATCATAAGCACCGTCATATGCCGCATCATATGTGTGGTCATATGAATTACGATTATCATTAGAGTGGACTTCATGCATTGATTTATTTTCCATCTCTTGATTCCAAACAGGTGCATAAGAATTGCCAGAATCATTTTGATGCATAAACCAAGGATAATGATTAGACTGACCTCTGTCATAACCTCTGCGGGACATTCCACGTGAATAGTCCTGACTCTGACCATGTTCAGCTTGTTTCATGGCTTTTTCAGTCTCTAAATCAAGAACAATAGCGGATGCTTTATATAAACTATCAAGTTCTTGTGGAGAAATGTCGCCTTTTTTAACAATCTTTTTTATCTGGTCATCCAGAATTTCTTTAAGTGCTTCATAATGTTTATTTAATTCCACTGCAACATACCTCCTTTCTTACGCTATTCTTGTTATGGTTAAATTTGCGTTCTGCACTTCAATCACAGGTGCAGGTGTTACTGTAGGGTCTGTAGTAGCTGGTACTGCATCTACAGAGAGACTAAAACAGCAACAACGAGGCACTTTAATGATTGCAGTGGAAGTTACGTTCCCAAAATCTTCTGCGGCCGCAGGCGTGAAGATTGCTCGACTTGTAAGACGAGGCTCACCATTCACAGCTAATGCGACAGCTATCGGTGTAACAGTGCCGCCTTCGGGAATAGCAATATTCCCATTGAAGGTGACTTGATACTGTGCAAATTGATTGCAACAACCGTTATTAGAAGATGCGCCTTTGAGAATAAAATTCCCAGTATTGCTCTCGTGATAAACATTACCACGATTGCAGGGAATAGATGTATCGAACAGGATAGGAGCATTAAGAGCTACTTCCTGAATCGGATTATACAAAAATTCACAAGCCATAGCGCACTCCTTTCTTAGAAGTTATTGCCGCAACCACAGCCACAACCATTGTTGTTGCAAGTGAAGATAGGCGTTCTACCATAAACTGGAGTGGTGGGAACGGGGCAGTTGTTCAGTCTGTTGTACAAAGCATCGACCTCATTGGCAAAGCCCTGAGAAATAAATGCGTTCTGTGCAGTCTGAGACTCACGAAGCGCCGCCATGTTGAGCTGATTCTGGAGACCAACATTTTCACGCTGAGCCGCTTCAAGTTGACCCTTAACGCCATCAAGTTCAAGTGCACACAGTTTGTCAAGAATAGCCTGAGTACCACGATTCTGAGACTCGATAATGTCACGAGTGTTTTGCATGGACTGAGTGCGGTCCGCACAGTTTTCTGTGGCTACGGTATATTTCAGGTCTGCAAGACCGAGCCTGTTCTCACAGCAACAATCTGCAAACTGTGAACCCAGTGTATTAAAGCCTTGCATCATAGCTGTCTGTGCGCCAAATGCCTGATTCATATTTGCCATCTGACGAGCGTTTGCCGCTGTCTCAGCATTAGCGAATCCAGAACTAACTGTTGCATTAACTCCTGCGAAACCATTGCAGAGGGACTGCTGAATGTCGGCTGTAGAGTTGCAAAGTTGAGTAGAAAGTCCAGAAATACCAGATTGTATGCCGGAAATCCCAGACATAACTGCTTGCTGGTCAAATCCTCTCTGAACATCTGCATTGGTAGTATTGCTCATGATGTAAGGCATTGCACCGCCTCCACCATAACCGCCACCGAAGCCGTTGCCCCAACCACCGAGAGCAAAGAGAAACAGTAGTATAATCCACCAACCATTATCTCCGCCCCAGCCGCCGAAGCCAGAACCGCC